ATAGCAGTTGTTGCCACAGCATCTGCTGCTGCAACTCCTTTATTACTAAGAATAGTTAAACCAGTCGTTAAACAGATAATAAAAAAAGTTCAGAAGGCACTTGGTAAAGAACCTCCTAAACTATCTGCTAATGAGATACAGACTAATAACTATCGTGCAAAGAAAGGACTACCTCCCTACAAACGTCCTTTAAATCATAATAAGAAAAATTAATTATTACCTATAGATATTTCTTTTAATAACGAAGCATCATTACTAGGTATTGTATGAGTGTGATCTGGAAGAACTCCAGGAGGGTTCACTAGAACCACGTCAGCACATACAGCATAGTATGGTGAATTTTTATGGAACATTATTCCTGCCTTCATCAATTCACCACAATTTTTTAATCTCGCGATCTCGAAATCTAATCTTTTGTTAGCGGTAAGTTGTTGTGAATATGCTATCTGAGTTGTTGCAGCGTCTTTACAGAGTTGTTGTAGTTTCTTATCTAATGGTTTAGACCACGTTGCACTAAAACCTATGGACAATGAATGATTATCTTTCTGACCTGTTCTTACTGGAACTTGATATAATACAGATCCTGGATTGTCAGGTGCACCATCTCCTGTGGCATTACCATTAGCATCTGTAGAACCAAGTAAGTCACGCATATCATATACGTTATCAAACCACTCACCCTCATAAGGACGTTGTATAGATGTACTTCCTGTTACATATGGTGTGAAGTTTAACGTTGGACCTTGACATTGTATGCCATTTCCATAAGTATTAGTTATATATGGACCCTGCAAAACCTGTATAGCTTGATTGGTCACTGACCCACTGGAATTTGCGATTGGAGATGCGGTTGCACTTACACCCCCTACAGTCTCTGCACTCACAGGGGCAGTTATGATTACACTCAGGACAGATAGACATAGTTTACTTATTGTTGAAAAATTGATTGTGTGTCGGTGACGCTTGTTACCGTTGTTTCGCGTTGTATGATTGTGTGATTTATTAGACCTGGGGCACGATACGTCTCCGTAAATTGAAACGCTGATCCTGGATTTGTTATCGTGTAGTTTGGTTTGTTTGTGTGGTCTAAGTTTTGCCATTGCGAAGTCACTCCATTAATAGTATTAGATGAACCATTCCCTGTAAGGGGTGATAATGATTGCCCATCTTGTGATACATTTGTACCACTAACCGAATATTGCCAACCAGTAGCGTAGTCCATTGAATTTATGGTCTCCGTCACGGTCGAAGTCGTTTCCGTGTGGGAAGTCATACTACCCTGAGAAAAATTTGGCACCACAGGCACTGCTATGACTGGGTTTACGCCCATAGTCAACGTTGCAATGCCACATATGTACCATACACGCTTCATTATTATATAGTTACTTATTGGATGGTTAATTCAGTTGTGAATTGTCCTACAGCACCTGTACCTGCTCCACCTGCTGTTAGTGAAATCGTACCAGATGAATCAACAGATCCTGCTAAAGTATCTTTTGTACCTGCTGCTGTGGATGTCTGATTACCGAATGCTGATACAGCACCTGTAGTCAACGTTGTTGATATGGCATCACCTTGATTCCAAGATTGTGTAAAGCTGAAACTTTCCCCTGCTGTTGCTTGAACTGCACCTATAGTAGGAATTGCTCCGACCCCTGTGGATGAAGTGATTGTCATAGAACCTATGGTGTTGTATGACGAACCATTGGAGTCTGTACCAGTTGTTGTTACATTATTACCAGACACACTATAAACGTTTGGCGTACGACTTACTTGAGTCGCTGCTGCATTCACATTTAACTGGATACTAGATTGAATTTTATGTGTTAAATCTGCCCTCGCTGATAGAGGTGCACCCAATATTCCCATAACAACTACGAAAGCGAGTTTCTTCATTGTCTTTAGTTTTAGAGACTATACTGGCTCTATTTAGACAAACAAATCGTTTCGTAAGACCCGTATATTTACTTGTGGTTATCCTCCTAGTCGTAGCAATACATATAGTGTTAAATAGTATTGTCGCCTTACAAGGGACACTATTCACACTCGCTTAAAAAGGAGAACTATTATGGGTACGCTATCTAGGTACACAGCAAATGACCTTGACTTTCTAATGGATGCTATAGAGAAAACAAGCATCGGATTAGGACCAACTCTCAGGAGATTGGATGTCACAAACGGAAATAACAGATCCTATCCACCATATAACATCATCAAAAACTCAGAAGAAAATTGGGAGATTGAGATGGCACTTGCAGGATGGGATAAAGATGACATAGAAGTATCTACAGAACAGAACGTTCTAACTATTGCATCTAAAAAAAGTAAAGACGATGAAGAACCACGTACACACGTGCACCGTGGACTAGCATCCAGAGACTTTACCCAGACTTTTAACCTCGCTGATGATGTAGAGATCGGAGAAGTTCAATACAAGAACGGTCTTCTATCAATAAGTTTGAACAAAATTGTACCAGAACATCAGAAGAGAAAGGTCTTCGATATATCTTAATTCCAAAACGCTTGACAATGTGAGCGTATTAAGATATACTATATAATATGCTTGAACAAAGGACTCGAAAGATCGTAACCCTGTGTCGAATGCAAAATTCTTAGTCGAAAGAATTTACATCCGCAGGGTCTTTCCTTGCGAGAAAATAACAAAACAATGATCAAAAAAACAATCGCAGCACTTGCTGCAACTCCTCTTCTATTCTCTGGTGCTGCGTTTGCAGGTCCTTACGTTAATGTAGAAGCGAATGGTTCATATCCAGACGGAGCATATTCATCAGGAACTTGGGAATTCCAAGTTGGATACGAAGGAACAACACCTAACGGAATTAATTGGTACGCATCTGGTGGTCCTAAAGTGACTCACACAGAAACTGCTGATGAGTTCGGTGATGTAGAACTTGCAGGTTACTTAGGTGGATCTAAAGGTATCAACGAAAACGTTGGTGTCTATGGTGAAATCTATGGTGCTACTAACGTGGACGATGTAGATTGGTCTGGAAAGGCAGGACTTAGATACACTTTCTAAACCTTTATACATAACTATACAACTGAAGAGACCCGCCCATAGGGTCTCTTTTTTATTCAACTAAATTTATGCACTACTATGTGAATTGTACACCTCGGCACATTAAAGAGAAAGAGAATGTCAATATGGACATCCCTACTCAAGATGTCGAGGATTTTCTTTACTACGTTCGTCTCTTAGCAGACGAAAGAAATATTTCATCACGTCGTGCCTTTGGCGAAATGGTCAAAGGTGTTTACCAACAACTTATGGAGAAAGAGTATGACCGTCAAGATCGTAAGAGTCGCCAACGGGGAAGATATAATCGCTGATGTTCAAGAAGCATACCCAAACAAAGAAGTGTATGCTCCTATTGGATACTTTCTAACTAACCCATATCAGGTTATAATAGAAGCAACAGCAGAAATGCTTTTTGAAGAAGGCACTACTGATGAACCACAGAAGATCAATGATCTAAATCTACAACTGTTTCCTTGGATACCTATGTCAGCAGACAAACGTTGCCTAGTACAGTTAAGTCAGGTTCAAACAATTTACAATCCACACCCAGAGGTAGAATCCAAATGGGTAAAATTATCAGAGGTAAACAATGGCACCAATCAAACTGGTGATACTAAGAAATCTTAATTACTTGATCGGAGAGGTCACAGAATTAGATGAAGAACCATCTTATCTTATAACAGGTTGTATGAAAATAGATGGCGATAAGTTTACAGCATTTCCATTGCATACAGAACAGAGAGATTGTTTCTTGACATCTGATAATATTATGACTATAGTAGATCCATCAAAAGATACAATAACTAATTACAAAAAAGCATTGTGAGCAAAATATACTCTAACGTAACTCTACTGGGCGACTCTATCCTCTGTAGAGGGTATGAGAATGGTGAACCAGTATCGTTCAAAGAGATTATCAAACCAGTATTATTTGTTCCCTCTGCCAAAGGTAAATGGAAAACGTTAAAAGGTGAACCAATGTCACCTGTTGTACAGGATGGTGCTAGACGTGCAAGAGAATTTATTGAGAAGTATAAGGACGTTCAAAACTTTGAGGTTCACGGTTATGAACGTTTTGTTTATCAATGGATCTCTGACAAATATCCAGGTCAATTAAGATTCAATATGGATCATATGAAGATCTATACTATTGATATTGAGGTTGCCTGTGAGAATGGATTCCCTGATGTACAAGCAGCACAGGAAGAGATGCTTTGTATAACAATCAAAGATCTTGCAACTGGTAAGTTTATTACTT